ACCAGTAGTACTGTGTGTAATCTTAGTGATTGTCGCAGTATTAATGTTGTTATATGTAGGTAGACCATCATCACCTACAATCGATACAATATGGGTTATTAACCTTGATAAGGACAAAGAGCGTATGAGTAATATTCTTAAAAATACACGTTCATTTTCAAATATAGTTCACCGTTGGCCTGCTACATATGGTAAAACTGAACCTATTCAATCAGCATTTAATGATGGTGTAGGACATATAATATGTAAGCGTGGTTATGAACCAAATACACCAGACTCTGATATAGTAAATCGTAATGAAGGAGCTGTTGGATGTTGGTTAAGTCATAAACGTTTGCTTACACATTTAGCATCATTAGATTTACCGTCACATTGGGGACATTTAATAACAGAGGACGATCTTGAATTTCAAGCAAATTTTATGGAATTATGGGAAAAACGTCGTCATTCAATTCCAAAAGATTGGGATATTGTCTATTTAGGTATAAATAAGCCAAACGGTACATCTATAGGTGGCAATTTATTACGAGGAGTTAAGGTCGATGTTGGAAATTGGGGTACACATGCCTATATGGTAAAACATGGTTCATTAAAACATCGTATACTACCTAAATTACGTTATATGTCACATGAAATAGATGTACAGTTAAATATGTATTTCAACAATTTAAATGTCTATATAATGAATCCAACTATTTTAAATGTGAATGATGATATTGCTGCAAAATCTAATATACAAATACGTTAACGTGTTGCTAAACATGCTAGTTCATCAGCAATTGCATTTCCGTATGAAGCACTATCACCGGCACCTGTATGACCTAATACATGTCGTAGTTCACAACGTTTGCCCAGAAATTGTAGAGTCTCCATCATAGGTTTTAATAAATCTTGATGAAGTACATCTTTTCCGTCTGCCTTTTTCCAATCACGTTTTTCCCAACCAGGCCCCCATGTTGTTAAACAATTCAAAGCATATTTAGAATCAGTATAAATAATTCCAATAGCTGTTCCTGACTTTGCTAAATAATTTAACGCATATTGAAGTCCACGTAATTCTGCTCGTTGATTTGTTTGAGGTTCAGTATCTCCAATACGCTCACTATGTCTATGTATATCAAATCCATCGCGTGTTACATATACACCAAATCCAGCACGTGCCTCCGGTTTACCATTTGATGTACATGATCCATCGCAATAGATTGTGAGTGTACCAGTAGGCGGTTTCCAGCCACATGCCGTTTTCATCTGTGCTTCATGTATTATTGTTTGTATAAGAGGATCATTAAGTGCATGAGTTCCACGTCCGGCTATGTCTTCATTACGTAACCATCGCGCTGTAATCACAGCAAAAGGTGTACCAAGTGATTCTAATTGTAAAACAGTAGTTTCTAGTGACATTACAGGTTACAATCAAAAATAAAATACTATCACTTTTTAGAGTTATGACAGATTTTCAACGAAATTTGTTTCATGTAGCCGCTGTTGGCCCACTGTTTTTATATGTAGGATTTGCACGTGAAACTACACCTGATGCTGTATTTAATGCTCTTGGTGTTTTAGGACTTATAATTCTTGTATACCATAGTTATAGTGCCTATGGTAAATTAAAAGAAAATAAAAGTGCCTGGGTTAACTGGATTCATATATTTTTAATTGTTCCATTACTTTTATTAATAGCATACTTGAAAAAAGACGCAAGTCGTCGTTATTTTGAAATGCTTATTTTATTAGGTTGTGCAGCCATTGGATATCATTCAATTTACTTAATAAGATCTAGCATCTTAGATTGATCACTAGGTGCTTTATGTTTAAAACATAGTGTAGCATGATGTAGATAGGCTGTAGAACTAGCAAAGATCTTACCACATCCACCCTTACATACTTCATTAGCAACATATGTAGGAATCCATTTTTCACAATGAACTCGTGCAAAATGAATTCTTAGATTTCCTTTCGTGTGTGTAGCATGATTACAATCAGGACATTCATATTTTACATTTGCATAAGGATTCTTTTCCTTGTCATTTGGATGTGGGGTATCAGGATGAACTACTGCCAAATGATGTAAATATGTACATTTTTGTAGAAACTTTGGACAATCATTACATAGCTTACATTCAAATCTCATTTTATGTTCATGTTTCTTTTCAATATGATATAACATAGTATTTTGTTTATTTTTTTTTACTTTACAATAAGGACAAATAAATCCATTATCACCATCACGAATATACTTTGTGACTGGACGAATAGATTCTGGAACAATAGAAATTACTGAATGACCATGCATTTATAAACAGACAAATGAACTAATAGGTAGAGTTGACACTATACATACAAAAATCAATTGTGTCAATTTTTTTATTATTAAGACATGTTTTTAAAGTACTTAAAGACCTAACCTAGAAATGTACATACAGTGTAATGACAAGTAAAATTGCTATTGTAACATTATGTATAGGACCTGACTATATAAAAGCTATGGAACCATTAATAGAGTCTAAAAAAGCATATGCTGCTAAACATGGGTATGATTTTATAATAGGAGGACAAGATGTATGGGACAGGCATAGACCAGTACAATGGTCAAAATTCAATATAATACAAAAACATCTCTATAGTTATGACTGGATTTTTTGGTCTGATGCTGATTCAATAATACTTAATGATACTATTAAACTTGAAAGTTTTATAGAGTTGATTCCAAGTAATAAAGATTTATTATGGACAATAGACGCATGTAATCATTTTAATAATGGTCATATGTTTATACGAGGTAAATCGGCATGGGCCAATGATTTTTTCAATCGTGCCTATTGTCAAACACAATATTTATATCATATTTGGTGGGATAATGCTGCTATGATAGATTTATATAAGACAAACCCTACAGACTACTTAAAAATAGAAACTATTACTACTCATTGGTTATTTAATGCTTATATATTTGGTCCAAATGAAACCGCAGATGATTCAACAGTGCGTCTTTATCAATTTGGTGATTTTCTTGTTCATTTTGCCGGTGTATATAGTTTATATAATATTTATCGCATGGCAAAATATTTACAAAAATGTACACAATCAAATATACCATATGATAAAACTCTTTTAAATAAATGGCGTATAAATCCACCACAATCACGTGAACAAGCTGATACAACTATTCCACAATAAATACCCGATGCTACTATAGGGATGCCATTGGCAAAAACACAAACCCAACATCTAGTCTGGTTAATTTTAGCCAGTTTATTTATAATTATCCTTTTGTTTGGTGATACACGGGTTCGTCAATCCATATATATACCGCCCGAAAAAGCAGCAAATATAGGATATAATAAATGGCCAATATGGAAAGAAATAGAGCCAGCAGATAATCGAATACGCATGTTATGGATTCTTCATGACTATGTGCCATTTGTAAATGCTGGTTCTGAAATATGTGCTCATACAATCAATACATATTGTATGTCAAAACCATATAAGTATGATGTATGGGTAGCAAGTCCAGGATATCCGCAACGTACATACGATAATGTACGCTGTTTTGATTTGAATGATATTGAAACTTTTTATAAAGTCGTTAAAACCACCAATATACTTCATAGTCATAGTTATCTATACCGTAAGCAACTTTTATGGCTTAGCCGTATAACTGGAAAGCCATTTGTAGAATGGGTACATACAGATAATTATGTTCGAAGCATAGGTCTACGGTGGACTGACAGTCGTCTTGAAGGTCGACAATGGACTGTATTTAATGCTGAAAGTTTACGCTCACAACGTAAAGATTTGCCAGATAAATATGTGAAAGTCTTTATTCCTGCTGTTGATTATCGTGCATATCGTGTTGATGAAGAAAAACGTACAAAGAAATATGTTACACTCAGCAATGTAAATGAGAATAAAGGTGGACATCTACTTATACAATTAGCTAAAGCAATACCTGAAATAGAGTTTCAAGGTATAATTGGCGGATATAGAAAACAAATTACATATAATGGTTTACCAAATTTACGTTATATTCAACATACAACAGAAATTAAGGAAGTATATGCCCAGACAATGATACAAATTATGCCAAGCAAAGAAGAAACATGGGGTCGTACTGCTGTAGAAGCTATGTCATCTGGTATACCTGTTGTTGTATCACCTACACCCGGATTACGTGAATGTTGTAGCGATGCAGCAATTTATTGTGATCGCGGTGATTTGGATTCATGGGTTACAACTCTTCGCAAACTCAAGGAAGACAAAGAATTTTATAATTATCGATCACGTGTTGCGTTAGAACGAGCTCGTGAATTGGACCCTAATCCAGTCTTAAATAGTGTAGAATCTTGGTTAGATACTATTGTGGTAAAATCAGCTGTTCCTGGACGTGAACCAACTACATTTGAGAAAAATATGTTGTTTCGTTAGAAAGCATTATGAATACATCACTCAATCAAATTATGACAGGCTCTAATTTTAGTGCTACAACAGGTGGTGGTAAAACACGTAAGAATCGTCGTCAAAATGGTGGAGATGTCGATGCCTCTGGAAAATATGTACCTACAATACCATCTGGAGCCTATGCATTAGGTGGAATGATTCCAACAGTTGGTTCTAAGTATGAGGTTTACCGTGGTAAAGCATTACGTACATCTGGTGGTTTAACACGTAAAGATTTAGGCATAAATAAACGCGGTAAGGTTGTCAGTCTAAAGCAGGCAGCAGCCGGTAAAAAAGCCTTCAAACGTTTAGCAGCAGCTGGTTATGCTCCTAAAAAGGGTCAGTTCAAACTCTTCACACGCAAAAATTAATCTGCCTTAATATAGAAACATGTCAATGAAGCCTATGCCTGTTTACGCTACTGGTGGTGCTGATATTCCCGCGGTTGGTTCCCGTATCAAAGTCTGGCACGGAACTGCCA